TACCTACAGCAGTAACATTAGAAAAGTTTGCTACCGCTTCCGCACGGGTTACAACAATGTTTGTTTGACCCACAACTACCTCGAAACGTCTGCTAGAACATTAACCGTTCCAGAAAGAATGGTAGCTACAACGCCAGCATTGTTTTCTTCAAAGTCCCAATACGAAGTGCCAACAGGCAAAGCAGCAGTGGAACCAGCAGACATCACACAAGTAACAACCCCACCGGCACCGTTTGTAACTGTGCAAACGAAGGTTCCTGTAGTGGTAGCAGCGTCTTTAGTTGTGCGAATATGGGCACGGTAAGTTCTGCCAGTAATGTCAATAACTACACCAGCGCTAGTTTTCATGGTCACAACAATAGTTTCGGTGTCACCACGCGTTATAGATAGGTTTTGTTTTGCTGGTACAGCCATTATTCTTTTTCATCCTCAATCAAATCGTAAACAACCATCCGCTTAAAACCCCCATCAATGCTGCAAATCGGGCAAACCCAATCAGTTACCTGAGGAGGATACTCCTCACCACATTCAGGACAAGTCAACAAAATCAAACTACAGCCTTCAAATGATTACGATTAGCCTTCTCACGTTCTGCAATAGTAGAAATCAACGAATCCAACTCGGCATCCGATAAATCCACCGTCTTCTTATTAGAACTAATCGTTACTGATGGCGGAGCCATCCGATTAGTCGCCTTCAAATAGAGTTCGGCGGATTTGGTATCACCTTCCAGGGCTTTGTTGTACAGGTTGTCTAGGAGCTTCTGGGTTCGCTCTGGCGAACCCTGAATCTCGTCCACCTGTGTCTTCCAACGTGACTTGAAGATGTCTTTCTTTTCCCATCGACGCATCGTTGATATATCAACTGTGTTCTCCAAGGCATACTTGTTCTTGGATGCTGGCACACGCTCCGACGGAGCGGTGCACAGCCAATCCAAATACTTCTCCTGCGGTGCAGTGAGCGTCATCTCTTCGTTTTGTTTCATCACCTAAAGGTTTGTTTGTTACGCAGATGTGCGATGTAACGAACTGATGTAACAGTACCAGGGGGGGAGCGGAACACCGTGAGCGACCCAAGAGCGGAACACACAACACCACTAGTAAAAGATACGCAATCACCTTCGGTGATTGCTGTAGCACAAGAATAGGACAAGAAAATGGCTAAACAAGGTCCCTGTTGGGAAGGTTATGTACAATACGGAATGAAAAAGCTAGGCAAGAAGATGGTTCCTAACTGCATCCCTGCCCCAAAAGTCAAGAAGAAAACAAAGAAACGCTAATGGCTAAAACAGCAGCGTGGACTCGCAAAGAAGGAAAGAACCCTAAAGGTGGTTTAAACGCCAAAGGACGTGCATCCTACAAAGCTCAAACAGGTGGCACCCTAAAACCACCAGTGTCCAAAAAACAAGCAGCCAAATCCCCCAAATCTGCTGCACGTCGCAAATCCTTTTGTGCACGAATGGGAGGAATGCCCGGTCCTGCAACCAAACCTAACGGCAAACCAACAAGAAAAACCCTTGCCCTACGTAAATGGGATTGCTAATATAATTTTACATTAAGGTACCCTATTGTTTAGGTACCCCCCTATGTTTTTGGAATGATGCTCTCGCCCTGAGCAGATACCATCCCTTCTACATAGTACACCCCACCCCCCCCTACTCCCCCCTGCTGTGCTCAACACCAGCATCGCCAAGCGACGCTTAGTGTTGAGAGCCATGCGCCCCCACTGCGACTAAGTGACTGCCTCTTGCGCGTAGTACTCGGGTAAACAACTGTAAGTGGTCGCCCCTATCCTCTAGGGCTTTGTTTACCCCCAAACACCAGTTCAAGACCTACTGATAAAACATAATTTCTCTCAAACGCTTCGCGAGAGAAATTATTTCGTGATTAGAACCCAAAGACCTAACGAAAGAGAACTAAATGAACAAAAGCGAACTACTCAACGACCTGTTGATAACTATTCAAAATGCTGAAATGTACTTTGATGACAACGCAGGTCGCGATTGTTGTGGTCAGGCTTGTAACTGCTACGACAACAACAAGTCTGATTTAAAAGAAGCGTATGCCGAATTGAATGAATTGGGCTTGACATACGACGACTTAGTAAACATGTAATAAACACAACAAGGTGGCACAAGCCACAGAAAGGGGTCAGTCATGAGTGCTTTGAATAGCCACGATGATGACTTCGGTATAGAAGAGATAAGCGAGTTAGATGAAATGGACAACGAGCGTCTCATGGAAGTCATGGACTTCTTGGACGCTAAGTACGGTCAGAGTGGGGCAACATATATTCTTGTGCGCCATCCTGAGTTCTATCGCTTTACAGCGCTAGAAGTTGCGTACACCTTGGGTCACTTGCTTGACCCAACGAACTACGAGTACTAACGCACGGTTAGTTGAGAGCGCACAGGTTAGCCCCCTGACTTGTGCGTTCAATTGCCCACCGTGGGTAGATAGTAAACGAAAGGAACATTGTGGAAACATATACAGAACAAGACCTCAGGCTTCAAGTTGAGTGCCTGACAAAACAGCGTGACAAATTCTTGAGTGAACTAGAAATCGCTCGCCAAGCGCTCGCTGATTATAAAAAAGTATGCCAAAATCAACAAACAACAATTTGTGAACTCAAAGACGAAATCTGGGCAACCGAAGTAGCCCGTTATGAGTACAAATCATGATTGTCACCAACTTCTGGGGCGTGTTTGTTGTGCTACTAGCGTCACACTCTGTCGCTGTACTCTTCGCCTGCGTTGCTGGCTACGAGTACGCGTTAGAACAAAAGACAGACCAAGATGTCCCGTGGAAATTTGTTGACGGGATTAGATAACAAACATGTGTTTCACTTGCTCGCTCGTTCCTGCGCGAGCAAGTGAAACCCTTTAACGAAAGGAAATTATGAGTGACTTTGAGCCAACTCACACATCCAAGCATCCTGCGGGACGCTTCTATGGTGGGGTATCTAGAAAACTTCAGAATGAAATTGATGGGTTTGATGACACAGACCCAGAACAAGTGCTCATTCGTCAAGATGACGAGCGTGATAATCGCTTCTTCATCAGAAACATTGACGATGATGTAGCCACGCCTTGCTACGAGCAAGACGATGACTACACAGACGACAGATTCCCAGCAATCAATGAGAATCAGCGTAGACGAGCAACATGATTTCTCGTTGGTCTTGCGCCCCCGCGTTCGCGTGGGTCGCAAGCCCACCGAGTTAAATAAAAAAATAAATAAAAAATAAACAAACAACAAAGTCCAACAGGACAGAAAGGTCATCATGACCACATCAACAAAGACCAAGTCGGCGAAGGCAGTAGCCACGACCGACAACACAGACGAAGCAACATACACAGTTGCCAAAGTCAGCGACGGACCAAAAATGGGCAAGTTCGTACAGTTCGTTGCCATGGGCGGAACAGACAAGCCAAAAGTTCAGTGGCAGGTCTACATGACAGACGAAAAAGTCATGGCGCACAAAATCAACGAAGGTTCCAGACTAACAATCAGAAAGTCATCATGGAAACTTGCTGACGCTTGGGACTCAGAGAAAAACTGTAAAGTCCTTGATGAGAACGGCATGACCGTACCATCCAAGGTTGTACACAGTTGGGTCAACTCAGAAGGCAAAGAGATTGTCTACGAGTACGGCAAAGGCACACTTGACATCGGTCTCAAGATTGTCAAGAACGAGACGAACCCAAACATCGGCGAAGCACAGGCACGCGCTGCCTTTGACCCGATGGCATAGTCCAAGTCCACCCCGAACCCACTCGACCCCTCCGGGGCCGAGTGGGTTCTTTACCCACACCCCCTAAAAAGCAATCGGATGGGACTAAATGTTCAACATCGCAATAACTATTCTGTCAATTATCGGATGTGCTACTCCTGCTTCACACACAATAAACAATGTTGGAACAGTTGTAAACGTAATAGATGGTGACACTATCAATGTAAACGTAAACAACATAACAAAACACGTGAGACTAATAGGTATAGATACGCCAGAAACCAAGCATCCCACTAAAACAATCGGATGTTATGGAAAAGAAGCTAATGCGTACATGGTCAAACTGTTGCCTAAAGGTACGCAAATTAGTCTCGTTTTAGATAAAGAAACAACAGATAAATATGGTCGGGTATTGGCGTATGTTTACATCAAATCAAACAATCTGTTTGTAAATCTAAATCTTGTTGCTAAAGGTTATGCAAAAGTGATGACATTTAAACCTAATGTGTTGCACAAATATGAGTTCATACAAGCACAAACAAAAGCAAAAACAAATCAGGTGGGTCTATGGGACAAATGCAAATAATGGGTGCGTTTCTTGCGCCCCCTGCTTCGCGTGGGTCGCAAGAAACACCCCCCAACAAGGAGAAATCATGAAAGGTGAAGTAGTGATGATGACAAACAACGGTTCTGTCACATCAATTCGTATTGCAACGTCATGGACAGATGACCATGACCCTGTAATAGTTGATATTCCATTCAAAACACATGACATCGCGTTTCATTAC